AGGTCATTCCACAGCAAAACTTATTATTGGTTACCAATGCAAAAACCAATACAGTTTTGTTTAATTTTAGTGATCCAGATCTAGCGATCACAAACTACACAGTTCCCTACGAAAGTTTTGGTACTCAGTTTACTCTGGGCTACAATACCACGGCCATGAGCAGCAGTGATTCACTGCTGATTCTAGAGGATCGTCCAACAACAGCCATAGATTTTGGCGAAACAGTACAGGATCCTGTAAACAAACTGCGTGTAGCCAGTCCAGAAAGTTTGATCGATACTGACTTTGAATATGGTCTACAACCTATTAAATGGGAAAGTACTCCGCTAGTAAATAACTTGCCTAGTTATTTTTTACGAGGTGGTGGTAACAGTTTAAATGTAACTAGTATTTCAACAGGCTCTCAGAGTCCTCGCAGTTTAATTACTGTTGATTGCGGTGAAGATCATGCTCTTTTAGCCGGTGATGTAGTCAACGTAATCTATGGCGCAGAATACGAAGCCGACGGTGTGTTTGTAGTCAATACTGCACCAACACCACGACGTTTTACCTATACAGCCAATGCTGTAGTTGCAGGATCTCCATATCATAGCAGCATCATCATACAGGCAGGTACTTTTTATAATAATAATAACCTAAGTCAGGCTACACCAGTATCCAGTATCATCAGCGACAATGTTACTGGCAGTATGATCACTGTAACCACTACAGGAGCACATGGTCTATTACCAACTAGTCCAATATTAGCAAAGAACGCAACCACCAATACTATCAATGGTAATTGGGTAGTTTTTGATGTTCCAACACCAAGAAGTTTTAGATATCTAACACCTAGCACACAAACTGGTACATCAACACCAGTGTTGGGTTCAGGTGAATTTTATACGAGGCCCGAAGCTAACTTCAATCACAGACCTAGCGATGGCGGTGTTATTATTTCAACTGGTCGTCCTCAAGAAGGTATAACGGCCATACGTCAGACTCGTAAATATTTCCGTTACCAGTCAGGCAAGGGCATACAATTTTCAACAGGCACCAAGGTTACTCCAACCTGGGATATCACTACCATATCTTTATCAGGTACTACCTGTACCATAACCACAGACCAAAGACTAAGTATTACATCTGGTGCAACCGTTAGAATTGAGGGTGTACAAGTCAACGCAGGAGCAACAAATCCCTATAACGGTACATTTACAGTAACCAGTGTTGTGAATTCAAGCAATACTGTAACTTTTGATCTAGAAGATACCTCAACTGATACTAGTCCTGGAGGAACTCCTACCATGACCTGTACAGCCTGGACTGGTTCAGTAACACGTACAGGCATGTTTGATAGTCAAAACGGATTCTTCTTTGAATACGATGGTGCAAATCTATATTTTGTAATGAGACGCAGTACCCAAGAACTCATGGGACGTGCAACAGTTGTCCAGGGTTCAACCACAGTTACTGGTATTAATACTAAATTTAGCAAACAAGTAGTAGCTGGTAATTATATTGTCATACGCGGTCAAAGCTATCATGTATTGGGTGTGCAGAGTGATACTAGTTTGCAAATAGCACCAGCCTACAGAGGCATTAGCATAACCGGAGTTAGAATCAATTTAACCGAGGAAGATCGTTATGGTCAAACACAATGGAATCTGGACCAGTGTGATGGTCAGGGTCCAAGCGGATTCAACTTAGATGTTAGAAAAATGCAGATGTTCTACATAGACTACAGCTGGTATGGTGCAGGTCGTGTTAGATATGGTTTCAGAGGAACCGATGGTAGCATACTTTATGCACACAATGTGGTCAACAACAATGTCAACAACCAGGCCTACATGCGTTCAGGTAACTTGCCAGCCAGATACGAGGTCAGCAACGAAGGTCCTGTGGCAAAATTACTTAGTGGTAACGTTGCAGTCAGCGGCCAGAACCTCACAGATACGGCAACTACCCTGGTCATTAAAGATTCATATGGTCAGTACTGGCCTAGCTCAGGTGCTGTCATAGTACAACAGGGTCTTACTAGTTCTGAAGTCATGACTTATTCAGGAAAAACCTATAATGCATTTTTAGATGGTTGGAATTTAACTGGTCTGACTCGTAGACAGCCTGGGGGATCAACCAGTAATGTAACATTTGTACCAACAGAATTCGAAGGTGGTACAGCAGGAACCAGCAGTCAGTGCAGCGTTAACTACTTAAACTGTACCTGTGCTCCAATTGTAAGTCACTGGGGTTCAAGTGTGATCATGGACGGTGGTTATGGCAGGGATCGAAGCATTGTGTTTAGTGTAAGTACTGCTAGATTCAGTGGCGGTAGCAAAAACATCAATGCAGGCACCAGTGCTAATTTATTGGCCATACGTATTTCTCCAAGTGTGGATAACAGCATTGTGGGACAGTTAGGTGCCAGAGAAGTCCTTAATAAAATGCAGTTAACACCTCTGAGTCTAGGAGTTATTAGTCGCGGTCCTTGTTTGATTACAGGTATTTTAAATCCTAGAACCATTACAGCGTCAAACATGCCTGGTATGTGGACTGTTACCTCGGTTGTAAACCTAACTGGTACAGGTAGTTTAGCGCAATACTGCGACTTTACCAGTACCACACAGACCTGCATAGGCGGCGAACAGATATTCAGCTTCTTTGTAGACGTCGGTGCCGACACCTATCAGCTAGCTGAAGTTCGGGAACTAGGCAGTAGTTTACTGGGTGGTGATGGTAGTAATGCTACACCAGGATTCCCAAATGGACCAGATGTATTAGTTATTGTTGCCAACAACGTGTCATCATCAACTACTCGTATTGAAGGTGCTCGATTTAGCTGGACCGAAGCTCAAGCCTAAGGAGATAGCATGGCAGCGCCTGCTACCAGACAACAGTTAATTGATTATTGCCTCAGAGAGCTAGGACATCCTGTTGTAGAAATCAACGTCGATGATGATCAGGTAAGTGATCGCATCGACGCTGCATTACAATACTATCAGGACTATCACTACGACGGTGTCGAACGTTTATATCTCAAACAACAGGTAACAGCAACACGCATCACCCTGGGCACCAGCAATGCCATTGATTTTGCCCTGGGCACCACAGTCACAGGCAGCAGTTCAGGCGCCTATGCAACTGTATGTTCCGAATTAAATACAACCAGCAACGGCACAACACTGTTGGTTCGTGGTTCTACTGGAACCTGGACAACTGGCGAAACCATAGTCGGTGCCAATGGTACTACTTCAACTGTGGCGTCGGTTAGCCTGGGTAACGTAGACCGTCAGTATTTTCAACTAGATGATTCAATCATAGGCGTTCGCCGAGTACTGCCTTTTAGTGCTGTAAATACTGGTCAGAGCTACATGTGGGACATACGTTATCAGCTCAGACTCAACGACATGTTTGATTTGCTCAGCACCAGCATCATCTATTATGAACAGGTCAAGGCTCATCTAGCACTCATAGATCAGTTGCTGGTAGGCAGCAAGAGTTTCCGTTTTCAACGACATCAGAATCGATTGTATCTGGACATGAGCTGGAATACCGACGTTAGTGTAGGTGAATATGTCATAGTTGAATGCTATAAAATTCTCAACCCCGATGACTGGACCGATGTCTACAATGATCGTTTCCTTAAACGATATGCCACGGCGCTGATTAAAAAACAATGGGGCAACAATCTTAAAAAATTTGCTGGCATACAGATGCCCGGTGGTATTACTCTTAATGGTCAGGTGATTTACGATGAAGCTGTTGCAGAAATTGCATTCCTAGAAAACGAAGCTCAGAGCACCTATGTAGAACCCCCAGACTTCATGGTGGGGTAATACATGGCTACCAATTTTTATTTTCAAAGCGGAGTTCCTGGAGGTAGAGTAGGGGAACAACGTGTCATAGAAGACCTAATCATAGAAAGCATAAAAATCTATGGTTTTGATCTGTACTATTTGCCCCGAACCGACGTAAATACCGATACCCTGTTTGGTGATGACACCATAGCCAGCTATGACAATGCCATACCAGTAGAAGCCTATTTAGAAAATGTCGATGGTTTTGGTGGCGATGGTGAACTCATGAGCAAGTTTGGCATTGAAATCCGAGACACAGCTAGCTTTGTCATAAGCCGTGGTCGCTGGGAAGATGTTGTTGGAGCAGGTCAAGCCAACTATTTACAGTTGCCTAATCGTCCTAGCGAAGGCGATTTATTATACATGCCCCTGACCAAGAGTTATTTTGAAATTAAAAAGGTAGATGCTACCAATCCATTCTATCAGCTGGGCAAACTACACGTATACAAACTGCAATGTGAACTCTGGCAATACAGTTCAGAACGTCTAGACACTGGTGTAGCTGAGATAGATAGTCTAGAAGCAACCCGCAGCCTTAGCATCAGTGATTATCAAATGTTACTTGAATCTGGCAATAGATTAATGCTGGATGGCAATGATTACAACACCGTGGATGCAGGTGGGTTAATGTGGGAAGGTTGGAACATTAACCTACAGGACACCACGGCCGATAATTTAGATTTTAACAACGAAGCCCTGGACATACTGGACTTTAGTGAGATCAATCCATTTGGTGAGGTTATAAGAAATAATGTTTGAAAATAAAGTCTGGTATCATAGCATAACACGCAAAGCCATAGTTGCCTTTGGCGTAATGTTTAACAGCATAAACATTAGACGCAAGGATTCAGCTGGTAACATTGTACAGGCTGTACGAGTGCCCTTGGCCTATGCTCCTAAAAACAAAATGCTTAGCCGCATAACACGCTTACCCACCCCGGAAAATCCGCAGGTTGAAAGTGTACTGCCTCGCATGAGTTTCGAAGTCATAGCCTTTGAATATGACGGTGCCCGAAAAATAAATTTACAAAATCAAACCCGTGCTGTAATTAATGAAACTCAGAGTAAACGAGTCTATGGACCAGTACCCTATAACCTAACCGTAAATCTCTATGCCTATGCTAAAAATCAAGACGATGGTTTGCAGATATTTGAACAAATTGTTCCGGCCTTTAATCCAGACTTTAACGTAACTGTTACGTATGTTCCAGAACTAAATATCAAACACGATTTACCCATAATATTAAATTCAGTAACCTATGACGATCAGTACGAGGGAAATGTAGCCGATCACAGAATGATCATCTGGACCTATACATTTACCATGAAACTTTATTATTATGGCCCAGTAGAAACCAACGAAATTATTCGTAAGTCCATTGTTAATACTTTTAATGATCCAGACTTTGAAGCACGCATAAATAAATATACAGTAACGACAGATCCAAACGACGTTAGTTCAACAGGAACCTATAGATTTCTTGAAACCTTTGACGACGAACCAAATTTTTAGTAGGAAAATAACAATATGTCATATCAACCCATAAACCTAGGAACACCTAATAACAACGATGGTGATTCACTGTATGCTGGTGGCACCAAGATTAATGCTAACTTTTCAGAACTCTATACTAACCTAGCTGGTAGTAGCAGTGGTACTTTAAAAATTGACATAAGTGGAGCCGGAGCTGTTACCAGTACTATATTGGGCTGGAAAAGTTCCACGCAGGAATATGTCCCAGCTAAAACAGACTTCTTGGAAACCGAAGGCGCTGTAGATCATAGTAGCTTGTTCATAACCAACAACTCTGGTGTTAGTGGTGGCGCCGATGCTGCACTTAGCAGCGTGGCCAATACCCTGGTCAGCAAGCTAGATGGTCGCACCATGTTTTTACTCAGAGCAATGCGCAACACCAGTGTATCAACTACTCGTGGTAGTTTTGAACTTACTCTGGGCAATGAAAATGTAACCAGTCTTAGTGTGTATACAACTGGTACAGTTATTAGAGGGCTAAATGGGCTGGAAGTATATAAAGCCAGTGCCGAAGACACTGCGGTCTATACTCAATTAATTGGTTCCCCTACTACCAGCACAGGCATCACCCTGTATCAAACACCAAGTTTAGACCTTAACAGCATTACTGCAGGAGTAAGAACTGGTTCAGACAGTAGTCTAGCCATTGCTCATACAGGTTTTGTAAAACTCAATCTGGGCAGTTATGTACAAAGCTCTACGGTTATCCGAGGTCAGCGAGGCATCATTGGCACCTGGGGACCGGGTAGTTTAGTCAGCAACAGCACCATAGTTATAGACGGTGTGTATCATCCTAAACATGTTGAGGGTCTGATCTACAACTACAACACCATTGATAATAAAATCACACTGGTAACTGGTGCAGCCTGTCACTGGAGCTACAATACCTCTGGTGTTGCTGGTATTATTCCAACAACAGCCATAGCTGTTGTAGCCAGCTACAATCCAATCATTCGTACATTTACCAGCGGTTGGACACCACAGTATAATCCTACTGGAACCACACCAGCAGTCATTGACGGCAGTATCAGTGCTAATACCTGGTATTACCTGTACTACATAGGTTGCCTGGTCTATACCAGCAGTTTTGGAACTGGTGTAGGTAATGAATTTTATCCAGGATCCAGCAACGTCATTGTGTCCAGTAATCGAGACATTGCATCCGTAGATGCTCAGTTAGCCGCAGCTGGCTATGGTGGCGTTTGGCAAACAGTACGCAGACTAGGTCCAGTTAGATCCAACGCAGCAGGCTCAGGTCTGGTGCCATTTAATGTAAAACGTATTGACCACGGCGGTTTTGAATATTACTGGGGTCTGCAACCTAATGCTTCTGGCGATACCAGTTATACACTAACCATTAATACAGCCAGCAGTCTTAAAGTAGTTGGTAGTAGTGCTATCTATACCCTACAAGATTACAACAGTTCAGTGCTGACCGCAGTCCCACCCATACCTGGCATAACAGCACATTTTACAGTACGACATCTAACACCAAGCAACAGTCCACTTCCTCAGGTCTACATGTATGGCGATAGCTGGACAGTTAACAGTAGTATTAGTGCATTGTTTCCACCGTTTGAAGTATTCCGCAGTACAACCACCGGTGTAACCTGTTTACACAATATACAGGTGCCCATGAGTCCCGATGGTTGTTATGTACCAGACGGAACCTATGGTGGTGCAGGTCTATTGGCCATAACCACCAGCACTGGTCAAAGACTGCGTTGGATCATGCAAAATCCTACAAATGAGGGTGCTAAACCACTTGTAACCAGTACATTAATGCAGATTACCACTACAGGATTCCGCCTTGCAAGATAAAAATGTCTATGGTGCCCTGGATGCTAAATTTAACAGTGATCCAACACCAGTGGCCGCAGCAGTTCCGGAAATCCCGGCTGTAAAGGCCGCGCCTGTGTCACAGCCCGAGGTGCTCATAGACGACGATTTTGATCAGGCTCGCCAGGCTCTTAAAGACATGATTAAAAAGGGTCAGACTGCAGTAGATGATATCATGGGCATAGCTCGTCAAAGCGATCATCCCCGAGCCTTTGAAGTAACCGGACAGTTAATTAAAACAGTTGCTGAGACTGCTAAAGATTTGTTAGCTTTACAAAAGCAAAAGAAAGATTTAGTTACTGTACAGGCCGATGCTCCCAAACAAATAGGCACACAAAACAACATAGTATTTTCGGGCAGTACCAATGACCTATTAAAAATGCTAAAGCAAAATAATGAGAAGGTAATTGATGCAGATCCTACAACGCTTAAAAAGTAGTTATCTAGGTAATAGCCGTCTTAAACAGATTGGCTACAACATAGATTATGCACCCGAGCAGATATTGGAAATACAACGCTGCTCCGAGGATCCAATCTATTTCATAGAAACCTATTGCAAGATTGTTAGTCTGGACCATGGTCTGGTTCCATTTAAACTTTATGAGTGTCAGAAACGCAAGGTAAAAACCATACTGGAAAACCGTAAGGTCATACTTATGGAGGGGCGGCAACAGGGCAAGACCATTACCAGTGCGGCCTGTATACTTTGGTATACATTATTTTCGGATAATAAAACCGTGGCCATTCTAGCCAACAAGGCAGCAGCAGCTCGTGAAGTCATGAGTCGTTATCAGGGCATGTATGAAAATTTACCCATATGGATTCAGCAGGGCATCAGAGAATGGAACAAGGGTAGCATAGAGTTAGAAAATGGTTCTAAAGTATTTACTGCAGCTA